ACCTTCTTTGAGACCGCCCAGCAGATAGAGCGAGAGATTGCATCACCTGTCAGGGCTTTAGCCATTACACGAACGGAGAGCAACAGAGCTGCTAACCTGGCAGCACTTGAGGCGGCAAAGCTTCAGAACTATGTGGTGACGAAGGAATGGATATCTGCCATAGACTTCAGGACCCGGAGGTTTAGCGAGAAGGACCAGTATGACCATGCGCTTCTTGATGGCAAGGTCATTGAGATGTACGAAGACTTCCAACAGATGGGACGGACCAATGGCATAATGGCCGTGGCAGAATGCCCATTAGACCCAGCAGCTCCAGCCGCATTTACGATAAATTGCAGGTGCGTGCTGGGCTTTGAGAATAAACGAGACGCACAGGGTAGACTAATACCTAAACGATAATGACATGCCAGTAACAGAGTGCAGCAACGGAAAATATCGCATCGGAGATGGTGCATGTGTATACACATCAAGAGCATCAGCGGAGCGGGCCTATCAGGCCTATCTTGCCATTGAAGGTGAGACAGCTAGGCAACATGAGAGCATGAAGGCAGATAGGAACAGGATAAGCTTCGACTTTGACGATACACTTGAGCACATGGCGGTTCAGCGTATTGCAAAGAGATACATCGCAGACGGCAAGACGGTCTACATCATCACCCGCCGGCAAGAGTCAGCAAGCGAGGAGGTATATGCTGTGGCTGAAGAGGTAGACATTAGTAGGCGCAATGTATACTTCACAAATGGCCGGATGAAATGGGAGACAGTGAAGCGGCTAAATATCGGTAGGCATTATGACAATAACGAGGATGAACTGCAGCTAATCCGTGACAACACGGATGCCATCGCGGTCTATGTGGATGATGACATGATGGATGATGGAGAAGGTTATGATGATGAAGGTGAAGACATGAATGGAGATGAAGAAAAGCAGATAGCTTCATTTTTTGCATCGATCAAAGAAGAGACCTACAATGACTACCCACAGGCGGCCACTAACAATGCCAAGCGTGCTTTAAAGTATAAAGAGGAGAATGGCTCTTCATGTGGCACTCCTGTCGGCTGGACAAGAGCCAGGCAGCTTGCAAATAAAGAGCGCATCAGCCGTGACACAATTACCAGGATGGCATCTTTCAAACGTCATCAGCAGAATAAAGATGTGCCGTACTCCGAGGGCTGTGGCGGCATCATGTGGGACGCATGGGGCGGTGACGCAGGCATAAATTGGGCAATTAGTAAATTGCAGCAGATTGACGAAAAAAATACGAGCATGATCTACGGATATAAGCGGCTGAGTCAGGACATCAAAGATGTAGATGCGAAGAAGGGCATCGTCACCGGCTACTTCTCAGCGTTCAACATAAAAGACTCTGACGGTGACATCATCCTTCCCGGCAGCTTCAAGCGCAGCATCGAAGAATGGCAACCGAAGGGCAGAATCAAGCATCTCCTGAACCATGACCCGCGCCAGCCACTGGGAAAGATTACCGAACTGCGTGAAGACACTTATGGACTGTACTACGAGAGTCAGATAGGCAAGCACAACCTTGGCCAGGACTTCATCAAGATGGTGGAGAGTGACCTGGTTAAAGAGCATAGCATTGGCTTCAACATAAAGGGGCAAAGGAAGGCTGAAAATGCCAATGAAATTTATGACATAGTTTTGTATGAAGGAAGTTCACTGACATCGTGGGGCGCAAATGAATACACGCCACTACTTGGCTTGAAGAGTGCAGATGATAGAGTGCAAAGGATCAAGCGGCTTGAGAAATTTGTCAAGCATAGTGATGCCACTGATGAGACTATTGAGCTTCTCATGTTAGAGATAAAACAACTGAACCAACTGGTCGAAGACTTGAGTAACGTGCCGGCATCTGTGCAGGAACCGGTAGAGCCAAAGGTTGATGAGACGAAGGCGGTTAAAGATGCTTTGGACATTCTGATTTACAAACACTTCTAAAACAAATACAAATGGAAGTAAAAGACATCGTGGCGGCGCTCGATCCTAAAATCGCCGAAATTAAGAACCAAGTGGCTGCCGATGTTGCAGCACTTGACAGCAAGCATGCTGCAACAGTAGCACAGCTGAACGAAGATGCCCAGAAGAAGGGTGAGACTCTTTCCGAACTGCGCGAGAAGGTCAACGGCCTCATCTCCAGCAATGGCAAGATTAAGTCTGCGATCGAAGCTGATGCTTTCGCTGATCGTCAGAAGTCAATGGGTAAACTGCTTGTAGAGATTGTGGCTGAGAACTTTGATGCCATCAAAAATGAGCGGCAATTCAATAGCATGAAAGCTGTTGAGACAATGACCTTGACAAACCAGCTGACGGGCACCAGTCAGGTCAGCTATGTCGAAAACCCAATTCTGCGCTCTTTCTTCAACCCGCACCTGTATGATGTTTTCCGCATCATCCCGACTGCAACCGGTAACGTGACTTTTCCGCGTGGGAATAATCCTCTCGGCGAAGGTTCGTTTGGCACTCAGACTGAAGGTAACAGCAAGGCTCAGGTTGACTATGATGTGACGATGGTGAACACCAGTGTTCCGTTCATCGCTGGCTTTGCAAAGGTATCTCGTCAGATGTTGCAAGACCTTCCTTTCCTTCAGGCATATCTCTCTCAGTCTCTGCTTGAAGACTGGAATCGCCGCGTGAACAACAGCTTCATGAGCACCATCACTGCTTCTGCCACTGCAGGTAGCACTTCTGCTACTCCGGTCGCTGAGCGTGTTGTTGACTACACTGCTCAACACCTGGCCCTCGGTCTTGGTCAGCCTAACCTGATCTTGACCACTCACGCTGTATGGGCAAGCATCCTGAAGACTCAGCCTACCAACGGCTCTTACGGTGTACCAGGTGGCATCACCATCGGTGCAAACGGAGAGACTCGCATTATCGGTATTCCGGTTGTGCCTCATTCTCAGATCGTCTCTGGTAAGATTTATGTCATGAACACCAATGCCTTCGCGATTGCTCAGGCTTCCGGCCTCGCAGTTCGTAGTACGGAGTTCGACCAGGATGACTTCGTGAAGAACGTTGTAACCTACCGTGCAGAGGCTCGTGTTGCTCTTCTGAGCTTCCAGCCGACTGCAGCTGTTTACGGTTCAGCTTCCTAACTGACACCATAACAAGGGGAGGGGCTTAATTGCCTCTCCCTTTAGTTTACACACACAAAACACACACTATGCCCATCGGCTCATATTCTTCGTTTAGGGACATTATGCGTCAGGTCCTGATGCATTCACCTAAGTCAGTGCTTGACCTTGGCATAGGTCACGGCATCAATGGCGCGGGAGTGCGCAATTGGCTTGACCTTGGTGTCAGGCCATACAAGACCCACCTGGTTGGTGTTGAAGGCTTCAAGGATTATGCTTCTCCGCTTTGGCAATGCTACGATCAGGTGTATGTGCAAGATATTGCACACTTTCTTCAGACTCCTGCGCAATTTGACTGCATCCTCATGACTGATGTGCTTGAGCACTTTGACAAAGATGAAGGCAATGCAGTCATTCAGCAATGCCTCTCATGCTTGCAGAAAGGTGGCATCCTGCTCATATCCACTCCTGCAGTATGGATAGAGCAAGGCGCAGCGTATGGCAACGAATTTGAGCGCCATAAGAGCCTCTGGCACTTTACTGACTTTTTTGGAATGGCGGGGCTTGAGGTGATAAAAGACGGCAGCCAGGATGACATGGGCTACATGATGCTTGTAGTAAAAATTACCAAGCAATGAGACTGCTAAACAGCATCCATCTTTATCCACCACAGCACACATGTGGCGCGGAGTTCATGGCACATTGGATCAACAAGGACATACAGGCTAACGGCGGTGATGTGAGGGTTTTGCTGCACCAGGCACGGCACTACCACATAAATAGCATGTATGTCTATGATGGCATTGATGTCTTCCCACCTGAGCAGATGGTCATTGAAAAGCTTTTCTGGTGGGCTGATGCGGTGATGACTCATTTGGATTACACTGACTGGACCATAGGTATGGGAGAAGTGATGAAAAAGCCCATCTTCCATCTTATTCACAATACATCTACCTATGGCCGCATCGTCATGGCTGACAGGCCGCAGTACATTGTCTACAACAGTGAATGGGCAAAGGATCAGCTTGGGTACAAGCATGACAGCATCGTGGTGCCTCCACCTGTAGACTGGCGGCATTATGATACCAATGTTGACCCATCGTACAACGAAGCCATCACGCTCATCAACCTTGATCAGAATAAAGGCGGCCATATCCTCCGGCAAATAGCGGAGGCCATGCCACATAAAAAGTTCATTGGTGTCATGGGCAGCTATTCCGAACCTTCGGATATTGGCCAACATGTTAATCAGCCTCCTAATGTGACAGTCTTGCCAAAAACAAATGACATAAAAGCGATTTATCGCCAGACCCGGATACTTATCATGCCCAGTAAATATGAGAGCTGGGGACGCACGGCAACGGAGGCCATGTGTTCAGGCATCCCAGTCATAAGCTCTGGCACTCCTGGTCTGCGAGAGAATTGTGGCAAGGCCGGTATCTATCTTGACCGGGAGGAAGTCAAGCTATGGGTTGACAAAATTGATGAATTAGACAAGCCAAAGCTTTACGAAAAGTGGAGCAATGCGGCTAAGAAGCGTAGCCGTGAGCTTGACCCACAGGCAAAGCTTGCAGAACTTCGTACCTTTATGCAGTCATCAATTGATGACTATAAAAGACGAGTATGAACCTGCTTTTAGATATTGAGATACTGCAAGACTACACCACTGAGCCGGTAAGCGTAGCAACGGCAAAGGCTTACATGAAGGTCAACTTTTCAGATGATGATACATTGATAGAGTCACTGATTAAGAATGCACGCATATGGTTGGAGAACTACACCGGCAAATCCTACGGCACACGTTCGATAAAGCTAACGATTGAGATGACTGCAGGAGAGTGGTATGAGCTGCCAGGCCCCGTGCAGTCGGTTGACAGCCTTGTGTCTTATGATTACTCCGATTGCAGCCAGTACGATATTGCAGGATCGCAGATAAGAGTATATGCTACCGGCATCTACATGGTGTATCTGACCTATGGCTTCACCACCATACCAGAAGACGCAAAGAATGACATTCTGAGCATCACGGCCTACACTTATCAGAACAGAGGCATTGACTTGTCAAATGAAGGGGCGAACTTAGTAGACTTCCCAATGTTGGCAACACAATACCAGCGGAGGGTGCCTATATGACTTTAAAGCTGTCGGGTGTGCAGAAGGTCATCAACGAGCTTGCCAAGGTGGAAAGTGAGATGAGCGCGGAGGTGGATGGAGAGCTTCAGGCATCGCTGAATAAAATGACTACCACAGCTAAAAGAAACGCACCAAGCAACTTCAGCCAATTAAGGAATAGTATAGGCAATGCCAAAGAAAGTAAACTTAGATATTCACTCTTTGCATCTGCCTTTTATGCGCCATATGTAGAATTCGGCACACGAGGAAAGGTCAGTGTTCCTGCAGAGCTTGAGAGTGTGGCACAGGGTATAAAGGGCAGAGGTTCACGCGGTAACTTCAAGCAGTTCATTGAATCTATTTATCTGTGGGGGACAAAGAAGAAAATAATCAAGAAGGGAGACAAGAACCATGCTTTGAATATCGCGCGAAAGATATATAAAGAGGGTATTGCACCACAGCCGTACCTTTGGCCGGCATTCGTGGCAGAGAGAAGTAAATTAGTGGCAAATATTAGGGCAGTAGTGAATAGAAAACGATGAAGAACCCGGGCAAATCATTGAGGCAGTTATACGCGTCAGCTCTTGCAAATCTAACATACGATGGCAAGAGCGTGACTGTCTATGATAGCTACCCAATTGAGACTACACCGGACCGATATGTGTACATAAATGCTATGACCTATTCACAAGTCGGCAATAATAATTGCTTCATATTTGACGGCTCGGTAACGCTTGACATTGTATGTAAACAGTATAAAAAACTGGACTATAATACAGTTGACGGCATAGGTCAGGAAGTGTTGAATACTTTGCTTCCTTACCCCTACAGCCAACAAGAGGATACAGACTTTCAGTTCATGAATCCGAACGTTGACAGCGTGAACTATTTGATAGAACCCGATGGTTCATACTTCATTCTCAGGAAAATCATAATTTTATCCCAAGCAATATTCCAAAAATAAAAAGATATGCCAACAGGAATCGCTGGATCAATCCAGAATGTAGAAATAGACTTTGTACCTACGAGCAGCTACAAAACGCTTGTTTGCTTGCGTACATCATCAGTGAACACAACTGTCACGGTGACTGAGGAAGAGACCAACTGCGGAAAGCTCACATCCATTGGAGAGCCTGGTTTCACATTCTCCTTTGATGCCATCTGTGAGGTATCCCCCAGCGGCTCACAGGCAAGCTACGAGGACTGCCTGGCTGCCATCGTGAACAAGACTAAGGTAAAGGTGCGTTTTCAAAATCCGACTGTAACAGGCGCATCAATTGGGACATTGTACTATCACCAGTGTGATGCTTTCTTCACCGACCTGACACTCAACCAAGATGCAGCTGGTGGAGCATACATCAACTTCAGCGGCACTATCCAGTCTACTGGCACTCTTGACATCACTCCCTAACATATAACAGACCCCGGCACGCATCCCGCAGAACTGCGCACCATGCCGGGGCTTCTTAATTCTATACACACACATTATGAACGGATACATGCAAGCCGATATTCTCGGCAAGAAGCGCGGCATTAAGTTCGGCACTATTGCGCTACGTCAAATCACATTATATAGTGAAAAGAACGGCAAAGCTCTTGGCGAGAGCTTAGATTTAGCCCTAATCCCCATTATAGTGTATTGGGGACTTTTCAACAATTGCTACATAAAGCAGGAAGACCCTGATTTTACTTTCGAGGATGTTGTTGAATATGTGGAGGATAACATGGATCAGGCTGAAGTATTTGGTGAGATTGTAAAGTGCCTATGGACATCAAAGCTTGTTAGTGGTCAAGAGTCAGCTAATAGCAGTATGGTGCCTGAGCAAAAAAAAAGTTCGACCTCTCGACAGAAGAAGGGTGGGACAAGTTAGAGTCGCACGTCACAGGTGAGATAGGCTGCAGCAACTACGCAGCTATGACATTCAGAGAGGTCATGCTGGTCATACAAGGATACAGTGACAGGATGGTTCACGATTACAAAAACACCAGGCTGATCATGTACATGATGGCACGGATGTGGGGTGACCCAAAGAAAGCACCTGCGACTCCTGAAGACTTGTGGAAATTGCCAGGGGATGAACCTACAGGGCCATCCGAGGATGACATCGCCGAGATGTTTCGTAAATTGCGGTCAAAGGATAGTCAATGAGCGAACAACTCCAGATAAATATAGGCGCGGACACTAAAGGTCTGGAGACTGGTCTGCAGAGGGCAACGGCTGCGGTTGAAACATTTGACAAAAACGTAAAGAAGACTGTCAGCTCATCCGGTCAGGCCACGCTGGCACTCTCAAACCTTGGCCGGGTAGCCTCTGATGCTCCGTTTGGATTTATAGCCATTGCGAACAACATTGAGCCGCTGATTCAGTCTCTGCAGGGGTTGGGTAAAACATCAGGAGGCATCGGCGGTACACTCAAAGCATTGGGGGCATCATTAATAGGTCCGGGTGGTTTATTGCTTGGCTTTAGTTTGGTATCCTCTGCCATCACGGTTGCCGTACAGAAATATGGCAGTTTAGGCAATGCTATCAATGCACTTTTTGGCTCACAGGACGAACTTGTAAAGCTTACAGCTGATGCGGCTGACTCTTATGCCAAATTTAATGTAGAGCTAAAGACTACAGCTGATATCCAAGGTCAGGCAGCCAGCAGCGTGCAGGGTGAGATATCCAAGGTCAAAACTCTTGCTACAATCGTCACTGATCAGACGAAGAGCTACAATGAACGGAATAGTGCACTGAAGGCTCTGCAAGAAATCAACAAAACATACTTCGGAGATATTGACGAGGAAGGTGTAAAGCTTGGAAAGCTTACCACTGCAGTTAATGCATACACGCAGGCAACAATTCAGGCAGCAGTTACAAAAGGCTTTGAGTCAGAGATAGGCAGGGTAAGTGTGGAGCTTGATAAGCAACAGCGCGTACTTGATAAGCTGATACCAAGGCTTGGACAAGCGGCAGCGGCACAGCGGGCGCAATCGCAGGCATTGCCTGGTCTTGCTCAGGCAGCCGAACAATCCCGGATCGGTTCTGCCGCCGCGGATGCCACCAATGCCTACATAGAGCAGAACCAGGTCGTTCAGGACTTGAGAAAGCAGCTTGTTGAACTGAATGCAGGCATCAATACCAGCATCAACAGATACAATGGTCTTATAGCACCAGCACAGGCGGCAGCTGAAGCTCAGAAGAAAAAACAGGAAGCAGACAAGAAGGCAGCGGAGGCAGCAAAGAAGAACAATGCTGAGCTAAAGCGACAGGAGGAATTAGAGCTTAAACGCATCGCCCGTCTTGATGCACGTCTTGCCAATGCTGCAACATTGGTACCGGTGGTAGGTATCGGCTTCAAGATTGATGAGAAGAACTTGGCTGATAATTTTAACAGGCTCAAGGCCGCGTATGATGATGGGCTGCAGCAGTTTAAGAGTATAGGTGATAGAATTATTGCTACCATCCCAAAGCTGCCCAGCGACTTTAAAATAATTCCTCCTCAATCTTTCACTGATGCAGCTGCACAGGCTGAACAATTAAGAACAAAACTGCAAGAGACTGTTGGCACAGTTATACAGGGCTTTGACACGCTTATAGCTCCAGCAATCGACTCAGTTTTTAATTCCATACAAAATGGCACTTCAGTCATTGAAGGGCTTAAAACAAGCCTAAAAGGCCTTTTAATACAATTGGCGGCCAATGCTGCAAAGGCTTTGATATTGTCAGCTGCACTCAAGTTTATACCTGGTGCCGGGGCGGTCACTACAGGCGGCCTGTTCGGTGCTGGTGGTGGTCTATCCAGTGGCATACTTGGCACACTTCTCGGGGGCGGCGGCATTCCTCGTCTGTCAGGAGCAGCTGCGCCAACATTCTCCGGCAATACTGCTTTCACAGGAGGCCTTCAGTTAGGTGGTCAGGTAGTATTTACACAGCGTGGCGCTGACCTTGTAGGGGTTCTAAATTCATCAAATGCAAGAATAGGGAGGGTAGGATAAAATGCCGGCAACAAAGTTTATACTTCAGTTTAAAAATGCTCAAGAAGACTTGTGTGCAATCCGCTTTATCTATGATGACTACAGCGGTGATGCCATACAATTATACGGAGGGCCACAGCCATTTGTATTAGGTGAGTTTAATACTGATGACGATTTATTTAAACCAATGCGACCACAGCAGGCCACGATTCAGGTGTTAGCATCTGCAGGTGGCGTTGAATTGATGGACTTCATTACTACAAATGACACTGATGTCATTGTTGCTTTCGATTACGGCAGTTTTACAAACTATTGGCAAGGGTATCTTTCACAGGAAGATATAGAGGAAACATGGATAAGTACAAACCACATCCTAACTCTGAGAGCAGATGAAGGCTTTGGCCGTACAAAGGAGACTCCTTTAAATGATGGCACAGGTGCAAATTTGGCAGGCACTCACGATTTTTTTAATCTTATCCAATATGCATTAAGTGATGTCGTGGGCAACTTCTTTTACACACGCATCTACTCAAATTTGCTGCACACATCCATGTCTTCGTCAGCTAATCAGACGGGCATTGATCAATGTGTGGTAAATGTTCGGACATTTGAGAAAAACGTAGATGAATTTGAGGATGGGTATACGGTTGTCGAAAAGATTAACAGAGCATGGAATCAGACAGTATTCCAATGGAATGGGTTGTGGATAATTTTAAGACTGCCTGAACACTTTACTGATGGCAATCTTGTTGGTTTTAATACCAACAGGCCGACTGTAGGCAATCGGCAGGCTGTCAACAAGAGATATGATGTATTCGTTGGAGTGCAGGAAGATGTAAAGCCGATCACTCCTGAGATGCTAAAGACAGTCATCAAGCCAAGCAAGACTACCACAACTATATTTAAATTTGAATACCCTCCTGAAATACTTTGCAACCAGCTCTTCCAGGACGGCACACTAACTGGCGAGACGGCAACAGAAAAGACCTACACTATAAACGATTGGAACAGGTACAAGACAAGTAAAGAAGTACCTGTGGCATCTACTGCACCGTGGCAAAGAAGGTACATATTTGATGCCACCAATGAGATATACGACAACTATCTTGACATGGATGTTGACCTGACGGCTGCATCATGGATTCAGTCATGCGATGTTGAACTGATGGCCGGTGATAAGCTTGATATAAGCTTTGAATTCAAGGTAGAAGGAAACTTCGGGGGTGACATACAATTTATGCAGGTGCTGTTCAAAAGAGACAGGTCTCTTCAGTATCGTTACGGCCTTAATAATGATGGTGACTGGGTCCTTGCCACAACTGACTGGAACAGCGCCAATGTTCCTTTTTTGTCAACGCAGTTAGATCCATCGACATTAGCGAATGAATGGAATAGCTACAGCTATAAATCAGCTCCTGTGCCTTATGCAGGCATTTTTAGAGTGCTGCTATACAAGCCTGCCACTGGTTCGCCGGCCCATCACTACAAGGACATAGAGATTACAATAAGGCCGCAGAAGAATGGCGGGTACGATCCTGCCATAACAGGAGATTACGACAGGTATACAATCGCCAGGACTGTCAAGAAGGCCAGTCAGATTCAAATATACTTCGATGACACTGATAGTGCGATGCAGAACGGCACTATCTTTGAATCGGATGGCATCACAAAGACGGGCGATCAGTGGTTTAGGCGTAAAAACTTTAATGGTGATGTAGCAACAGACGAGCGGCTGACATTCAAAAGGCATAACACATTGTCAAGGTGGTTCATGAACAGAAACTACAAGACCAAACTGGATGTAAATTTATACGGGCTAAAATGGCAGGATACGAGCAGCACCTACTTTCCAATTGGATTAATTAATACCATCAGATTTGTTGATGATGACCCTGCCAAAATTTACGCAATTGTAAACTTGAAGCAGATAGACTTCATGAATTGTACCTGGTCAGCTACTTTAATGGAAATTTATGATGTGACAGTTGACAGCAATGAACCAACTGAAAGTGATGTGTACAGTTTTGACTTTTACTATGAATAAATTTATATCATGGCAGATGCAGTAAAGGGTAAAGATGTGGTCTTCTATGCAAAGCTGGGGGCTAATTACTACCCATTTGCATGTGCCAAAGAAGTAACGATTTCACAAACTACTGATAAGCTTGAGCTGGCACCATATACGACAGGGAAATGGAGATCATACATCTATGGCCGAACATCCGGCACAATAACAGGTAATGGCGTAGTCAAAGTCGTAGCAGATGCAAATAGATACGGAATTTTTGACCTTATAGACTACCAGCTACAGCATCAAATAATATTAACGAGATACACAACTACTGACCCACAAGGTAACTTTAAGACATATGAAGTTCCTTGTTTAATAGATGAGGTTACATTCACCGGAACTGTGGGTCAGCTTGCCACATATAGCTTTACTTTGACTATGTCAGGAGACCCTGAATTTAACCAGACTCCCATCACGCAGCCGCTGACCGATGTGGATTTCTGGGACTACACAGCCATTGGGGGAGAGACAACTATCTCGGATGCATCAATCATTGGTGTGGGCCTGCTTGATGTCAGAAGGAATGGCATCGGTGTTGAATTTATTACAACAGGCACACCAACAAGCAGCCAGGTGCTGTACACGGCGTTGACCGGAGAGCTTACTTTTGGCACGGCACTTTCCGCAGGTGAGTGGATACTTGTATTATTCCTTGACTAAAAATGCTCGGAGCTTCTACATACACAAATGGGGTGCCACGCCCATACATCAATGTATCAGGCATTGATGCGCAGGATGTCATTATCATCGATCGCAACGGCATTGGAGTGAAACATATCACCTATTTTCCGGGCAGCGAGGATGTGAGCCTGCTGACTTACGAATATTATGGGGTAAAGACTGAGACACCAACGGCCACCAATGACTTGAAAGTGCTCAGCGATTATATCTCCGGTACAGATAGGCAGATCATACTTAAGGTGCAGAGCACTCCGATAGCAGGCTTTGTCTTCTCGGTCTATTCAGGCAGCATAATAGCATCTTATGTGGTGCAGAGTGGTGACACTGCCGAGGATGTGAGGGATGCCATTATCACAGAGATAGATGCGACAGCCTGGGGTACTACAGTTGCCTGCACTCCAATCGGTATGGACAGGATACAAATAGACATCACCGGCATATCAGTAGATCTATTCACCAAGATAGGCAGTCAGATATTTAAGAAGGGCTACTATGTGGTCATATCTACTATGAGCTACATCATAGAAGAAAAGACCGACCCGTATACCTGGCCGACATTGTCAACGCCACCGACATCATTAGCCTTTGGCGCATTAGTGTCGCTGACGGGTAGTGTGGAGGCATATCTCACTGACGCTCTATCTACTTATACATACAGCGATAGTGTGACGGGTAGCGTGACCATCACTGCCATTGCCACATCTACAAATGTGCCATTCAACCAGTGCGTCATTGATGAGGTCAATCAAAAGATATGGTTCACAGAAGATTTATCATACGGAGAGATTATAAAAGTATTCTACAAGACATGAGATACCTTCTACTTTTCATTTTTTCAGTGTCTGCATTATTTGCTAATGCTCAGCAAGTGAACCCGGTGACGGACTATACTTTTGCCAATAAAATGAGTTCAGGCCGCAGCACTGTCACCGACACGGCTGCTTACTTCAGCGTAGGGCCTCGTTTCGGGGCTATTAGGGGCATGATGCCGCCAATTGTGGTAGATACTGCTGTAGTTGTCGCAAACAAGCGTAATGGCCTTCTAATCTTCTCTGTGCAGAAGAATAAAATGCAGGTATGGGATAGTGCAGGCTCAAAGTGGGCAGACCTGACGGGGTCTGCTGGATCTGCCATCACTTCAGCCGACACAGCCAGCATGCTCCTGCCGTATCTCAGGAAGGTTGACACCACTGCAATGCTCCTGCCGTATCTCAGGAAGGTTGACACCACTGCAATGCTCCTGCCGTATCTCAGGAAGGTTGACACCACTGCAATGCTGTCACCATATTTAAAAGAAAGTGACACAACATTTTTGAGTAACAGGATTAATTTAAAGGTAAACATGAGTGATACATCCACCATGCTGTCGCCTTACGTTCGTGGTTCGGGAACTGCAAACTATCTCCCGAAGTTCAACGCCTCCCGTTCTATTGTGGACTCGAAGGTTTACGAAACCGGAACGAATCTGATGTTCAATACTACGACTCCGTATATTTCATCATCCGGATACGGAACGTTCGACATCAATGGTTCAACTGCATCCGTCTTGGTTTTACGCAAGACCGACACAGCAAGGGGGTACTGGTCGCACAATGGTTCAACAATGGACATCAATAACCTTTCAGCCGGAGATATTCGTTTCTATACCCAAGGAAGTTTAAGAGGTCGTTTCCAAACCGACGGAACATTCCGACTTAATTCATTAACGGGAACGGGTGATCGTATCGTGACGGCGGACGCAAACGGCGTACTATCTGCGACATCATCCGCTACCGGACTTGTTGACACGACGGTATTAAGTACAAGGGCATGGAGGCAAAAGGGCATAGATAGTGTGAACGCAAATGTAGCATTGAAAGTAAATATTAGCGACACGGCATCGATGCTTACAAACTACATCCGTCATGCGGGTAATGGGCTGACAAAAAGTGGTCAAGCATTAAGCGTGGACACGGCTGCAATCGCCACACGTGCAAGGGTGCAGAAAGGGATTGATTCGGTTGCAACATTGGCAACGGCGGGGGTTACATCAGTCGCTACGGGTTACGGCTTATCCGGTGGCACAATCACCACAACGGGAACGATTTCAGCGGATACCTTGCAACTTTCAACAAGGGCATGGAGGCAAAAAGGACTTGATTCATTGGCGGCACTTGAAATTAGCGGGAGCGGTACTGCGGGGCAAGTCGCATATTTTGACGGCACACGAAGCATAACCGGAGAAAATGCTTTATTCTACGATGCAACAAATGATAGGCTTGGAATTAATACATCATCTCCGTCTTATCGTTTGGACGTAAGCGGTACATTCAGATCATCTCATGCCGGAGGGATTTTAAGATACGAGCCTGAAACAATCAGCGGAAACTTGACAAGTCATTTCAATTTAAGGGCATACACAACATACAACAATCAAATTTCATTCACTGAAATAGGTGTAGCGGATAGGTGGTCTTTCGGAACTCGAACTGGCGATGATAAATTATATTTTAGCCAAGGTGCAACGGTTAGCGGATCTGTTCGTATGATGCTTAACACATCTGCGGAACTACTCCTCAACACCACCACTGACGCCGGGGACTACAAACTACAAGTTAGCGGGAACGCATATGTTACGGGCGCAATAACATCAACGTCAAATTTATTCATCACGTCATCCTTTCCAGAATATTTAGCCCAATTAAACACGGCAGGCGGGCAGCGCATTAGAATGAGGGTAAACGGAACGGACGGGGAAATACAAGTTACAAGGGCATTGGGAACAGTTCCCGCATTATTATTTAGCACCGAAGGGGGTGAAAAATTACGCATTGAAAATGCGGGAGGTATTAAATTTAATCCGCAATCAGCGGCAGCAAACGCAACTGCCGGAACGGTGTATTACGATTCAGATGATAACAAACTAAAGGTGTATAACGGCACAACTTGGGTAGACCTTCATTAACTTTATCACATGAAAAAATCAATCGGCTACGCAATCATTTTCGTTTTCGTCATTGCTCTTATGTCGTTCACGTTAGGTGTACAACAAGCGAAAACGTACAAGTTAGAACTAACCACCCAAGAGGTGCAAGTGATTTACGATGCACTGGGGGAACTCCCGGCAAAGGTGAGTGAAGGGATACGGGCGAAAGTGGCGAAGCAGGTGGGGGAGCAGAACGCCCAAAAGTGACAACATTTTAAGACTTAATTTTACAACCAAGGAAAAAAGTATGAAGCAGTTACTGACCATTATTTTAGTCGTTTTCAGCGTATCACTTTACGCCCAGGATAGCACCAAGACAACCCGTAAGAAGCCGATCGAGCGCATCAAGGTGTGGAAAGATGGGAAGGTGTATGATGCTGATGACATTAAGATTGTCTGCGCGTTCAATGACATGGAGTCATCAGCCACCTTTTATTACAAGCTTGAGGATAGCACCGGGGCGATTGTCTCCGATGGCAATGTGGTCATCACTGGGGATGACTACATTAGGCTGTCAACTCTTGCCAATTGGAATGACAGGGCAGTGCTCATGGTCATGCGTTATTTGAATGTAAACGACAGGGAGCGAAGATCACTAAAGAACTGAGCTGAATGGATCCGGTCACACTTGAACGCATCAAGCTGCTGCATCCAAAATTGCGCGATGAAGCTCTTGAGATTTACCAAGAGATATGCCAGGCATTGACAGGGAAAGCTATTTGCAGATTCAGCTTCACACTCCGCACAATTGCAGAACAAAACAAGCTCTTTGCCCAAGGTCGAACGATAGCAGGCAAGATAGTCACCAAGGCACGCGGTGGCCATAGCTATCACAATTATGGTCTTGCCATTGACATTGTGCTCATAAAAGATGTCAACGGAGACGGTAACTATGATAAAGCTGTCTGGGACACGAAGAGTGACTTTGACGGGGATGGCAAGAGTGACTGGATGGAAGTGGTGCAAATCTTCAAAGAGTACGGCTGGGAGTGGGGCGGTGATTGGAAATTTGTAGATGCACCACACTTCCAGAAGACATTCGGGTATAGTGTCAGGCAACTACTAAACATGCATGCGGCCGGCAATGTCAAAAATGATTATGTCAAGATATGATAATAAAGGCAGGCACACATGCACCCATGAGATGGCCTAAGCTGATTTATGGCATGTCTCCGCTCAGGTATGAAATAACATTCACACCAAGCTGTGCCTATTATATCGGAGCAGATCAGTCTGATATCAATAAGTTATTTGGCATAGGGTACTGGCCGAATCATCAACACAATTCAGTGAGGTTCGGGTGGCGTTATAGTTCGTCAAACTACATCGACATCTTTGCATATTTTTACAAAGACGGAGAGCGGTTCTGGCAGATGATAGGCAAGGTGGGAATGAATGTGCCGTACACTTTCATCATGATGCCCAGCGGCCATAACCACAACATGCAGATACTTGGCCGCGGTATTCATGCAGTGGTGCCAGTGAAGCCTTTAAAGTTTGCGTTTTTGTTAGGCCCATACTTCGGAGGTAATAAAACTGCTCCGCATGACATTGAGATAAAAATGACAAGACTATGACACCAGGCATCTACAACATAACGGCATACAGAGGGGATACTTTGCAGCGCACCATCACGCTGAGGGATGGGAGCAACAATCCGATCAGCCTGGCAACAGCAGCGGTGAAGATAGAGGTGCGCACAAAGCCTGACGGAGACATTAAGCTCACCATGACTGAAGGTGATGGCATCACGGTGAGCGGTGCAGGCAATAATGTCATCACGATATCAAAGGTCATCAGCATCTCTGACAGCTGTGCGATGTACTACGACCTGCAGGCAACTTTCAGCAGCGGTGTGGTCTCGACATATCTCAAAGGGAACTTTAACGTAGTAAAAGACATCACACAATGAGCGATGTGAACGTAACGGTAGATAATAACGATGTTAATGTGCAAGTGGTGAGTGGCATCATTGAGCCGATTAGTTTTTACTATGGCAGCTTTTACTCCACTCAAGATCAGACCAATGCCGGAGCTAACCAGGTCAACAAGATGACCTACAATGTCACTGACTTTGCAAGTGGTGTGAGCATTGCAAGCAATAGCCGCATCACAATTGCAAATGCCGGCATCTATAACATCCAATTTTCTGCTCAGTTCGACAAGACCGACAGCGGAGATGATAATGTGGACATATGGCTGCAAAAGAATGGCAGCAATGTCGCGAACACAAACACTCAAACTACATTAACCGGCAATACCGGCAAGCATGTGGCTGCATGGAACTTCTTCGTCAATGCAGCTGCTGCCGATTACTATGAGCTGTGCTGGTCATCACCTGACGCAAATGTGTTCATCAATTACATAGCAGCTCAGTCAACACCCACACGGCCAGCCATTCCATCAGTCATTTTAACAGTAAATAAAGTCGCATGAACTCGGATGTATTGATGTGGATGGTGGGCTTGGGTATAACTGTCATCGGCTCAATCCTTGGCATCTATGTGCGTATGGAGACAAAGATGAAAGAGCTTGACATCCGGGTGAAGGGGCTGGAGCGGACGGACAATGCCATGAATGAGAAGCTTGATAAGCTGATGGAGATGATAAACGACATCAGAGTGTCTATCGCATCACGTCACCAATAAAATCAAATAATATGAGCGACTTTCTAAAGCTGAACGGAAAAGACCTGTTCAAAGGCATGCTGGTAGCAGTCCTTGCCATCATCACTTCATCTCTGTCTGTCATACTGGATGCCGGAGCATTGCCAACGGCACAGGAGTGGCTTGGCATTGCAAAGGTGGCCGGTACTGCTGCCATCTCTTATCTGCTCAAAAATCTGTTTACGAACAGTAATGACGAGCTGCTGAAGGGGGAGGGCAAATGAGGCTCTTCCTGACCTTATTGGCTCTTATCCTTCTATGGTCATGTGATCCTGTTAAGCGGTCTCTACGCAAGAAGGCTGAGATTGATGCCGCCATCGCCCAATGGGTGCTAGACAATCCCAAGCCATCGGATACGGTCTATCTGCCAGGAGTGGAACGGGTGCGGTATGATACGATTGTGAACGAGAATATCTACGTTGACACCATTCGCATAAAGGACACGGTGTATATCAGGAAGACCAGGTGGCAGGACATTATAAAGACCATTCAGGTTACCGACACTATGTATCAGGTCTTGAGCGATCATGGGGCTGCCCAGCATCTACGCTCAGTGTTAGAGCAGAAAAATGCGGAGCTGAGTGTGAAGAGTGCCGCTAACAAATCACTCACCTGGGCCATTGTGGTGCTGAGCCTGTGCCTAATCTTTATGGTAGGTATCCGACTTATGAAATAGTAGTTTTCTCTTGTGTGTGTTTTTCGCCATGCCTGCCCATCTCTATGGGTGGGCTTTTTTATGGCAGATATGTATGATTAAAAAATATTTAAATAATTATTTAAAAATATTTGGATAGTATTTTAAAAATAGTTTATCTTTGATCTATCAAAACACACACACTATGTCACAACAACTAAAACTTCGCAACATCGAAAGCCTGTTCGGTCAGTACATTAAGTGGACTGCACCATCTTCTAACTACAATGCACCATATCAGGGCATTGCCAAAATTGTCAGCCTTAAAGGCTTCTCCGCACGCCGGCCGCTGGTGACCGTCACCATTGCCGGAGATGACCTGGAATATGCACGAGTTGATGAGTGGGACTGCTTTGTTTATTCAGATGACTTCCGCTTTGTTACTTATGAGATTGTTTACCACATCTAAACACAATACACACTATGACCTTTCAACAAGAAATCATCGATGGCTGGATGCAGCTACGCCAGCCGGGAGATGTAAAGATCATTGCAGATCAGGCCAACTGTACCCCGCAGAACGTTTATAACGTCTTCAGGTCAGGCAAATGCTCAGAAAAGCTCTTCAACATCATGGCCGCGTACTATGACGAGCGTGCCAAAAACTACGCAGCACTTCACAAAACCATTCAATCTATTCTTTAACACACACAACACACACAATCATGATTACTGCCATCATCACCATCGTTTCAGCTATTCTCTTTGTCAGCGGTCTTTACATTGCCATTGAATACCGGCACCAGTATTGCGCTCGCATGGACCGCTATCAGGTAGAGGAGGAATTTGTCCAGGACTATCTCCAGACTCAGGAGGCCCTCAAACTTGTAACCTATGTGGACGGGAACAGCCTTATCTCAGCTTTTAAAGAACGCTGGAGCGAGATAATCGAACGGGAGCGCGTTGACTACTTTGTGGAGCAGATGCACAAGTCTTTAGATCTCCGTGTACTTTATCAAGTCAATGCAAATTAAATCCATTACTATGGCAAGACAAAAAGGTGTCAGGTACTTCCTTGACTGGATCATATCAACTAAAGCGGAATTTACGCATGATGAGTTTATGCAAGCTTTCAAAAAAGCACAAGAGATTGAGGATCAAAATATAACACATGCCTTTATGTGCGGGGAAATGACTGATCACATGGGAGGACGTGGCACATACACCGCAGAGTTTGAATCTTATCGTGGTTGGTGGCCAACCATTGAAAGTGATCGTAACTACGCAGATTTCATTAAAGAATTTTATCAATAACCATTCAATCATTCATTATGGCACTCGGAAATTCAAGCAGTAGCATCTATCTATCCATCGCAGATGGCAAGATTGTCAGGAGATTTAAAGAACCCACAGGAAACAGCAAGCAGCGCACAAGCAAGACCGGCAAGATCGTGCATGAGGAGTCTTATGACTATGTCAGCGGACTTATCACCGACATCTCTACCAAAGACAGCGACTACGGCAAATTTTGGAACGTTCGGCTGGTTGATGGCTCAGATGTATATACCCTGCAATTCCAGTATTCCGGCGGCAACGCATCAAGTTTTCTCAAGGCCATCCCAAACGCCGACCTGACAAAGCCGATCACCATCAAGCCGCGAAGCGAGATGAACGGCGATAAGAAGCGCACTACTGTTATGCTCATTCAAGATGACACCATTATTAGGTGGAAGTGGACGAAGGACAATCCTGGCACTCTGCCCGGCCTGAAGAAGGTCAAGGTAAAAGGTGTGGAGCAGTGGGATGACAGCGACATGATGGAGGCTCTTGAGTCATATGTAGCAAATAACATCAGGCCGAACCTGCGCAGCGCGGAGAGCACTACTATCGGCGCAGAGGATGATAATGACGTACCTTTTTAAGCTATGGGTAAGAAAACTGACCAGCATTCCAAGGACTTTGCCCGGTCCTTGGGTGCTCTCCTGAAGCGAGAGAGAGAAAACAAAGGCATAAAGCAGATAGACGTAGCTAACAAATTAGGGCACAATTCAAGCGTCATGGTCTGCAGATACGAGCGAGGGGCCATGATACCAAGCGCACACACGCTATTCGTCATTGCTCAAATTTTGGATATCACAATCGAAATAAACTAAACACACACATGAGTAAATTTATCATTGACCTGCAGAGCAAACAGCTGACCATGCTCGATGCCAGGTTTTATTACACCGAACATGGGGACTTTGTCCCATCAGTCACCACCATTCTGGAGGCCTACCCAAAAGATGCACACTTTTACAAGTGGCTCAAAGAGGTCGGCACCGATGCTGATGCCATCAGGGATGAGGCAGGCCGTCGCGGCTCAGTCGTTCACCAGCTCACCGAGATGTATGACAATGGCGAAGAGGTCAGCCTTCTGAACACTGAGGGAAATTTGCAGTACAAGATGTTAGAGTGGTCTATGTTTGAGAGGTACGTTGAATTTTGCAACAAGTTCAAGCCTAAGATCATAATGTCTGAGCAGAACATTGTCAGCCCATTTTTAGGATTTGCCGGGACACTGGACAGGGTGATTGAGCTGAATGGCCTGACCTATTTAATCGACATTAAGACATCTAATGTCATCCACGACCAGTACTGGCTGCAGCTTGCCGCTTACAGAGAGCTCCTGCGCTCACAGATGGGCATTGAGGTGAATATGGTAGGTATACTTCACCTGAACGCAAAGACACGCACAGAGGGCAAAATTGGGGCTATACAAGGACAAGGCTGGCAGCTGGTCTCTCAGCGTGACAGTGCAAAAGAGATGGGCCTGTTTATCAAGACTATGGACCTGTGGCAGGAGCAGAACAAAGATGCCAGGCCTAAGAAAGCAAGCTATACACTCACACACAAAAAACAAGCCATATGAATGAAGTAATGGACAAGATGCCACGCGGGTGGTATGCAGCCATTGAACGCATAGAGATGAGCGCGACCGGCAAGCCCAGGCAGTTAAATTCGATGTTTAGCTTCGCTCAGATGAACAATGGCCGGTATGCTTCCGATGTGCTGATGGATGCTGTCAAGCAATTGCATGGCCATCAAGAGCTTAAAAAGCGGGCGCGGTACTGCTACGTACAAAACAACGTGCTGCTGTATTTTATGGGTGCTTTGGGTCACGTGCAGTGTGAGGACATGGCAGACCTGATATGCTGCTGCATGGACAATGGCAGGGAGTGGACAGGGGTGAGGCTAATACCTTTGTTTGAGCAAGACCTGTCAGTAAATTATTACATTGAATGCGACTTTTACAATCCGAAACCGGGCGAAGAAGAAGAGTATGAAGATTATATGATAATTCACCGGACAAAGAAAAAAGAGCTGGCAGACATTATCTTTCAATTCGTCTCAATCTTACACGATGAAATTAAGACCATACCAGCGTGAGATTGTGGAGAGGGGGACTGACATCCTCCTCTCTAATTCAATAATCTACCTTGCAATGGAGGTGCGTACAGGCAAAACCATCACAGCCCTGTCAATCGCGCAGAAGGTTAAAGCTATCAGCGTGCTGTTCGTGACAAGGAAGAAGGCAATGAGCAGCATAGAAAAGGACTATGAGGCAGTGAAGTTCCCATTTGAGCTTGACCTGATCAACTACGAAAGTATGCACAAGCTAACACCTGAAGAGATTGATGAGTTTGATTTGGTGATATGCGATGAGGCACACTGCCTGGGGGCTTTTCCACTTCCATCCGAGCGCACCAAACAGCTCCGTCAGATAGTCGGCAACCGACTGCTCATCTTGCTATCAGGCACTCCCACACCTGAGTCATGGTCTCAGCTTTACCACCAGCTTTACCTCTCTGCCCATTCACCTTGGAAGCACTACAGAAACTTTTACGCATGGGCCAAGGACTTTGTGACAGTTAAGAAGCGGTATATCTACAACCGGGAGATTAATGACTACACCAATGCTGACCGCGAGAAGATAGAGGCTGACACGAAGCATCTCTTCATCTCATTCACTCAAGAAGAAGCTGGCTTTGAGCAGATGGTGGAGGAGGAAATTATGGAGGTGCCAATGTCAAACAAGACATATGTAGCTGCTGATCGGCTGCGCAAAGACAAAGTGCTCAAGACATCTGAGGGCATGGTTGTGGCAGATACAGCCGTGAAGGTTATGAGCAAGCTTCAGCAGATCTATTCAGGCACTGTCATTGTAGACGAGACCGAGACCGGAGAGCCAACAGCACAAGTCTTTGATGTCACAAAAGCTGAAACAATTCGTGACAAGTTCGCCGGTCAGAAGATAGCCATCTTCTATAAGTTCAAAGCCGAGGAGATGGCCATCCGGTCAGTATTCGGCACGCGGGTGGTGGACACACCGGAGAGCTTTGCCATGAGCGGACAGAATGCAGTGTACATATCTCAAATACAATCCGGCAGGGAAGGCATCAATCTTTCATCTGCTGACTGCCTTGTGATGTACAACATTGACTTCAGTGCAGTTAGTTATTGGCAGGCAAGAGCCAGGCTGCAGAGCAAGGACAGAACGAAGCCGGCAAAGGTGTACTGGGTGTTTGCAATTGATGGCATTGAGTTAAAGATATACGAGCGGGTGAAGGACAAAAAAGATTATACGCTGCATCACTTTAAAAAGGATTTTCACATAACTTCATAAAGTTTTGGACAGTTCTGACATAGGGTTAGTTTACCCGGATGTTTCTACATCTGGGGTTTTATTAAGTATATCGGATGGTTCACATAGGTTGCCGCTGTTAGTTTAAGTGTCTCAATGAAGACCAAGGTAAAATACACCTCAGATGTGTAGATGCAAGTTCGAATCCTGCACAGCGGCCTAATTTTTAAACACACACCATGATCGCAAAATTAAAAAGCTTGATGCACAACATTGAAGAGCTGACGCAGAAAGATGCGCTGCAAAAGCAGGAGGGTGGTACACACTACAATAAATATCGCATCCAGCCGGCTGAGTTCATTTACACGAACAACATCCCATATCTGGAAGGATGCGCAGTTAAGTATCTATGCCGGCACCGGGACAA